TCACAAATTAACTAGACTAGATTCCTCCAGCCTAGCCACCGCGAGTGCCCAGTGCACGAAACGAAGCCGATTTTGGTAGTGGCGTCATCTCTTACGACTGAATACTCTCCCACTCCTCTAGGTACTTTCTGCCAACGATACGCGTCATCGGGGTCCAACTCCGAATCATGTAATCGTGCAGCTAAGAGGTTACCACCACAACACTGCCACCGTATGCCGTTCAGATCGAACGCGCACTCCCTTAAACGAACTTTGCATTGCTCGTTTAGGAAAACCCTGTACCGGGTCGGTTGGCCCCCCAATGTATCGGGGAAAGTGTAACGGTCGGCCAATTCCCAAAGACCACCGGCACTGCCGGATAGTCTCGGGACCGCTATTAAAGACCGGAAAACAGGTGGAATAAAACCCACCATTTGTCGATGTAACCCTCTGAACCAACCACAACCCCAGCGGCTATCGCCAGCAAGGTCGTGACTAATCTTTTGAGAGTGCTCGACGATCCGGTTAGCGAAAGTACAAATCGCCAAACCATTTTCAAGCCTTGTGGTGAGATATAGGGGTCGAACTGCTACACCGTACAGGTAGTCGGCTCCACAACTTTCGCGGAAACCTGGACCAGAGCTGTAATAGCTTTTGCCCTCGTTCACGGAGTACCCAAACAGCTTAAGGGCTTCCATAACTTTTTGCGCATAGGCTGTCGGAACGGCAATATCATCACCGTTCACGCCTATATGAGGATAGCTAAGCCTCACTCTTCTCACTAGCGCTGCCTTACCCGAAGTAGCCATGAGGTCGTCTTGCGACAACTTGTGGTTGAAGTCGGATTTGGGTGCATACGCTTTGTGATCCCTGTACCTTTCGGACACGACGTAGACGCCTGGCACTACCGCTCTACAGATGGCTGTACAAACCGCCGTCAATAGCTCGAAAGTAAACCCGCATCCCATCGCTGAGATCATTTCGTATTTGTGAGAACGCGTACAAGGGGTGCCATCTGGTAACAGCCCAGAAATTTGGAATTGCTCGGAAACAGTCGAGTGAAACCAAGCGTACCAACCGGGGTGAAGGACGGACCTCAACATTTGTCGTACTGTAGAATCACTTGCAGACGTCAGATCAAGCGTGGCAATCAAGCCCGTGGCTGAACCTATTCTGGCTAATTCGCGATTCCGGAACTGCTGTTGAAGTAAATCTACTCCGGCACGAGTGAGGAGGTTCTTGCGAACCCAGACTCCAAGACCCCGAGTCAGCCATATATTAATACTAGGCTGAATCATAATGCAACGGGCCTCCTCGAATTTCTTTTTAACGGTTTCTAAAACATCCCCGGGAACAACGCTAAGCCAAGACTGTATCTGGCCAATGGTCTCCATTGATTGGGACCACCCTGGTATACTTTTGATTACCAGGGGCGCTATATGGGTTAGGTTGGGAGTACAAGTCTGGCTTGCGCCGAACTTCATCTCCGGGCCGGTTTCACTACTACCGAAGGGGTAACCCACAGTAGTTCCGGGTCCCCACGCGGCACTTTCAAGCACTTGCTCAGGAGTCGGGGGCGGGCCCAAAATGTCCGCCAGTATGATCGATACCTTTTCTGCCAATACCCCCAAGGGGCTGGTAGGATTAAGTTTCGACCACAACCGATTGGTCAGTTTATTAACCTGTTCCTGATGAAGTAACTTGTCAATGGCGGTTTTATTGGCAATCTCATCGGCACCCTCGAAAGGATACTTAGCTAAGAGTTTTGATATAGATATATCTGACATGTACTTAGTAATATCGTCAGGCCCGTAGGCAGTCGGATCCACTTTAGTGTTCAGAATACCTCTCAGGATTTCCCACGCGGGGGTACCTGCCTCAAGATGCGTTTTATTACCGACAGCTTCCTTAAATAACCTAACTTGTTCCAAAACGAACGAAGAGAAAGGAGTTTTCAAGGCGCTTCCCGCAAGCGTTCCCAGTAGGTTCACGACGTGTACATCGGAAACCCGCAGCACGTTATAAGCTCGTGCCAAGCTGTAATCCAAACGTCGCTTATCGCGTGGGGTTTTGCATCCCCTTGCCACGTATAGATTATCCCACGAAGACTGGTTGGCAACCGGTCCCGTCTCGACTAGTCGAGGTTGGTAGTACTCCAACACGTATTCCCCACAAAGCGGGACGTACGTTACGACTGGGGATTGGTTATTCACTCTCATCACCTTATAAAGGAGTGGTTGAAAAGAACTACGTAGTACCAGAGCCAGTGTTTAAGCTGGATAGTCGCCCACTACGAGGGGTTGGTACACCAAGGCATAGCCAACAGTGCCCGCCGTAGCAGAAGCCATGTTCGCGAGTTGAGTCCGGATGTCCTTACGGACATTAATCGGAGTATGCGCAGGAACATGGAGTCCAGTACGGTTGAGCGTCACTTCTCCAGCAACAACACCTGGAGCCGAGCTCACTTCAAATGGCCACTTCCACTCCGTTGAGGAATGGCGTGTGACCAGACCGGCCTTCGTACGAACTTCGAAGGTTCGGTGAGTGAGTTGTTGTGCCAGCCGCTGATCCGGGGCTCCCGTGAGATCTTCACGAAGAATGAACCCGTTAGCGACTTGCCCGACCCGGACCATTGTTATGTTCCGGCCTGTCGTGCCATCAGCTCGCGATACACCTGGCGAGATGGCGCTGGTGATATATCCCATATTGTGCCTCCGAAGAGAAATTAGAAGATCCTGAACCTCCCCAAAGGGATCTGCCGTAGCAGAGCAGCAGCGTCTATCCACCTGTTGGTAGACATACGAAACTTGGGGTTCCATGTGGGACTAGGATTATCCCACGGATCACGTTGATAAACCGATGCTTCGTACAGAGGGTCGTCTCCCGATGTGAAACTTTTCGAAAGGACCATAAACTCAGACGTTCGGACATAGTGGTACCCGGCTATTCGCCTAAAACGCGAGACACCACCGGCACGTATTTCGTAACCAATCCCGGCAGTACACCGCTCGAGAAAGTTACCCACATCTAAAATCCAGTCAGCAACGAAGCTTAATGCTGTTAGCTCCCATATTGCTGCTGGCGCGTTAATTAATCCAAGCTGATTCGCATCAGTCAGGTAATTATTGCGCTGGAAAGCAGTGAACCAGGCTTTCGCCGTGAACATGCAATCCCGAGTTAAG